CTTTACCAGATCCTATAAATCCAACAAAGCCAATGATCATAGTATCTCCTTAGTAATACTATATTTTATATTATTTTCGCTAGAGTGTCAAGACTTTATACACCATATCTGTTAGGTTTTGGCTTGGCTACAGGACTTTGTTTATTTGTGCTCTTTAATTCTTCGCTAGGGCCTTTAGAAATTATGGTGCTTCCTGAAATTCCTTGGTTTTTGGCTGCTTTATTAACTATATCTTCTTCACCCTTTGAATACATCCAGACAGCAGGTACATCTTTCGCAGGGCCTTCTTTAGGTGTATCCCCATCGGGTGCTGAGGCCATAGCAAGGCCAAATCTATACATTCCATAGTATTGATCTATATCTTGATATTGTTTAGCATGTGAGCCGCTACGTTTAAGATTTTTACTTAACTTCTTTTCAGATTTTTCAGTGAGTATTTCGTGTGCTTTCATGATCAACCTATGATAAATGTATAACCGGTGCCGCCAGGAATAAGATCAAATAATTCTTTTTCCAATTTTTCTATTTCTTCTTTCCCCGCAGATTTAAGATCACCACCGTTAAGTTGGCCGCCACCTTGAGGTCCAGCAATATTAGCAAATTTACTACGTGCTTCACCTAAAATTATTTTACAATTGGCCAATGTATAATCTAATATCCATTGTTTAGCATAGAGGTCATTTAACAGTACAAAATCTGGTCTAAAATTTTGACAACGTAGCATAATCACTTCACCTTCAGTAAAGGGACGTTGTAGAATTCTTAATGTTCTTGAATATGGTATCCATTGGAATTCTATATAGCTACCAAATATTTTACCTACCATTTCTTGATAGCTAGCAAACAAATAGTAAGTTGCTAGACCACCCAGCATAGTGCTGTTTAAAAGATAGGTATTAGTGTAGGCTAAATTAAATGGTTCAAAATTAGTGCCAGTACCTCCTCCAGTTCTTGAACCCAGTGTTCTGCGAAATACAGATTGTACATTGATAATCTCTTCACCTAATTTATAGTCATTCTTATCTTTTTCTAAGGTCAAAAAAGCATAACTTTCTTCCACGCTGTTACTGCTACGCTGACGAAATTTAGCTAGAGTTCTATTTAAAGCGGTTTCATAGTGAATAGGATCTAGTTCTACATCAATCATGCCATCAGCCAGCATTGTACGACAATAATCGTAGACTTTTTGCCTCTCTTCTTGCGGGTTATCGTTCATACTTTTCTCCAATAATATTTAGCTGCTAAATATTATACTATGCCACGTTTAAGTTTATATCGTCCAGAAAAAGGAAATGACTACAAATTTCTAGATAGAAATATCAGTGAGATGTTCCAAGTAGGCGGTACTGATGTATTTTTCCATAAGTATATAGGTCCTTTGAATCCAGATCCCGCTGTAGCCACTGCTGATCAGCCGCATTATCTTAGTCAAAATGAAACTAATATACAGGATTTACTGCTTTTAGAAAATAGAGATAGAAAATATGATTCGAGTATCTATGTTCTAAGAGGAATTTATAATGTCAGTGACCTAGATTTTAATTTAAGTCAATTTGGTCTTATGATAGACAATGAAACAGTCTTCATGACTGTACATATAAACGACACAGTTACTAATATTGGTAGAAAACCTCTTAGCGGAGATGTTATAGAACTACCACATCTTAAAGACGAGTTTGCTTTGAATGATAAAGATGTTAGTCTTCCTAGGTTTTATGTTATAGAGGATGTAGGGAGAGCAGCAGAAGGATTCAGCAGAACTTGGTATCCACATTTATATAGATTAAAACTAAGGAAAATCAACGACAGTCAACAGTACGCAGATATACTTACCAAACCTACAGATAAAGATGCTTATTTTATAGGCGATTATGATAGTTCAATGACCTATACTGCGGGTCAAATTCTGAGGTTTCAGGGTAAACTTTACACAGTTACAAACACTACAACAGGCAATGAACCTCCTAATAATTCTTATTTTTCGTTGTATAGCGGAAATACTATTCAAAGTGTGCTCAGTACTCAGGCCAAGCATTTAGAAATTAATGACGCTATCATAGCGCAGGCAGAAGCAGATACGGCTAAAAGTGGTTATGAAACACAGCAATTTTACACCCTAGCAGTAGACGAAAATGGAAATCCTGCTTTAAAAACCGCTGACGAAACGGACATAGATGCTAGTTCTATGAGATTGGATGCCAGCAGAATAGCTGAAAGACCTCTTCGCAGTGGCTATGTAGGATATCTATTAGGGGACGGAATTCCAGATAATGGTGTAGTATTTGGACATGGTATCTCATTTCCATCTAATGCTATCGAGGGTGACTATTTTTTAAGAACAGACTATATGCCAAATAGATTATTTAGATATACAGGAAAAAGATGGTTGAAGCGAGAAGATGCTGTACGTCATACATTGACAAATACTGACAATAGAAAGACTCTACGTACAGGATTTATAAACAATACGACTTCTACAAACATAGATGGAGATATTGTTGAAGAAAGACAGGCTATCAGTAGAGCTATGAAACCTAAGGCAGATTTTTAATGCAGTATTTCTACGACGGCCAATTACGCAGATATCTTATACAGATAATAAGAATGCTTAGTAACTTTGTTGTAAGATATGGAGATGGTACGTTAGTCCGCGTACCAGTAATGTACGGAGATCCTGATAGACAAGCAGCAAATATTGTCAACCAAAACAGTGAAAATACCCTACAAAGTTGTCCTAGAATTGGTGTTTATATTACAGACTTAGATCTCGATCGTTCAAGACTAGGAGATAGTACATTTGTCAGCAAAATTCATTTACGAGAAAGAGCTATTGAAGTAGACGAAAATGGTAATGAATACTATACAAGTGAACAAGGTAAACGTCATACTGTAGAAAGATTAATGCCAACACCTTTTAATTTGACAGTTAAGGTAGATATTTGGAGTTCTAGCACTGATCAAAAACTACAATTATTAGAACAAATTTTAGTGCTTTTTAATCCGAGTCTCGAAATTCAAACTACAGACAATTTTGTAGATTGGACCAGTCTTACAGTGGTTGAATTGGAGGACGTAAATTTTTCAGGAAGAAGTATTCCAGTAGGGGCGAACAGTAGTATAGATATAGCAACTATTACATTAAAAACTCCTGTTTATCTAAGTCCTCCTGTCAAAGTGAAAAAACTAGGAGTAGTGACAAAAATAATTGCCAATGTTTATGGAGGAATAGATCCAGGTCCTGGAGACTATATTGATGGACTAGGCACTGACCCTCAAGCCACTGATAGAGCTCCATCTAACTACATGTACACACAGTATGAAGCCCCAGGAGATTTTGATATATTTGTAGAAGGAAATGAGGTAACACTTTTTTCAAGTATTACAGGTTCTAGCACTGATCAGAATTGGCAGATTCTTATTGAGCAATATCCTTCACCGTTTCAACCAGGATTAAGCAGAATACATCTTGAACAGGAAGATGGTACAGAAGTAATCGGTCTACTTAGCTATAACCCTTTAGTGCCTAATAGTCTAATTGCTAATTGGGACCAAGACAGTTATCATAGTAATACATATATAGATAATTTAAGCTATATAGAAAATGTTGACGAATCATATAACTCTGCTACTGGTAAAGGTACATTTGATGCTATCATAAGTCCTTTAAATTTCCGTCCCAGACGTCCTAATAACGAAAATATTGATCAACCTATACAAACTGGTATACGATATTTGTTAGTTGATAATTTAGGAGCAGGCACGAGAGAAACCTTTGTAACAACAAATAAGATAAAAAAAATTAATACAGGTATCTTGTACGATAATGTATATGATTGTGTTTTATATATAGATAATGTATCTGTCACATTCACTTCTACAAATTTAAATGGAAAATTTCTTATACAAACAGCTAGTTACATACAAATAGGAAGTCTAGTTACATATATTTTAAAATTTAATGAAGATGGGCCCGACGCATGGAAAAATGATGACGATAGCGATCCATTAGCCTTTGCTAATGATATAATTTTGTGGACCGGGTCTGAATGGAGAACGATTTTTAATGCTCATTATCGTACCGATATAATTGTTTATCAAACTAATTACTATACCGGGACTCAATACAAATGGAATGGTATTGAATGGAAAAAAAGCTTTGAAGGCGAGTATAAAAAAGGCAAATGGAGACTAGTTCTGTAATAGATTGTTCAGGTGCGCTAATATGTGCTAGAAATACGCATCGTTTTTTGTTACTTCAAAAAAATAATGGTAAACATAATGGAAAATGGGGTCTGGCTGGAGGTACGCACAATCTAGGAGAAACTGCTTGGCAAGGATTACAAAGAGAAATCACAGAAGAATTAGGTTTTATGCCCGACATTTCTAAAACAATACCGTTAGAACGTTTTGTTAGCAACGATAGCTTGTTTAATTTTAGAACTTATTTTTGTGTGGTTGATAAAGAATTTATTCCCATTTTGACACAGGAACACAGAGCTTGGGGTTGGTTTAATCTGGATTACCTACCTAAGCCTACACATAAAGGGCTCGAATCTAGTTTAAAAAATAAAACTTTTCAAACTAAGCTTACTGTTTTGATAGAAATAATCGAGAATCTATAATGTTATTATCACTAGAAAAAAGCGATACATTTCAAAACGAATATAAGGATTTTACAAATAGAGCGCATAGTATAAAAGACCCTGCTGTTAGCTCTCATGTTTTAGCCTTATGTAAAAATTTACAAAATCAAGTTAAACTTCTTGATCAAGCACATGCTGAATTATCTTTAAATAATAAATTATCAAGCTCTATCAATGAAATAAAACTAACGATTTCTAAAATAAGAAAAGAGATTTTTAAAAAATTAAAAGAAAATAACGTATAAGGAACAATTATGAAAGATGAAATTTTCCCACAATGGGGCGATTTAGATGATGGTAAAGAAAGTGTATGGGCATGTGAATGGTTTATAGATGAAAATCAAGATGGTGAGACTGTTTTTATGACTGTACAATATAAATTTCAAGAAGAATTTGTCCTATCCTACAAAGAAATTGATCAAGCTATAGTGAATTCTAGTGTTCAAGAACTGCTTGCTTCCTATATCAAAGAAGATATTACAGATAAAGATCTAGAAGAAATAGTGGATTTTTTCAATAGATGGTTGTCTATAGTTGATAATGATGGTCATATAGATGTAAAGTTTGATGATGAAGATGTTTCAGAAAGAGACGAAGATTATGTAAGTACCGAATATAGAACTTTACACTAGGATAATTTATGTTTAGCAAGATTAAAGATCTAGACAGATACAAGCAGGATCAAAAAAGATTTAGGCTGGCAATAGATAGCGTTGAAGGTGACTTAAAAAAACAAGGTCAACAACTTTTGATAGAATTGAATGAAGCTGTAAATGGGTTTGATAATGTAATGGAGGACCTAGTTCATTTGTCAGGTTCAAAATTAGATCATGCCACAGCCCAACAAAAAGTATATGAAACTAAAACTGCACTAGAACAATGGGTAGCACAACACGTACCTAATATACACACTGAAAATAGCTAAATAATAATTATTGGAGTTTCTACATGACCATTCAGTTAACATTTGGCGTTAGTAATGATTATACCCTTTTATCACCTGGACTTCCTATAAACGGAGGTGATTCTGTAGGTGGTAATTTAATACTAAGATCTACAAGTAATGTGACAAAAGGTGCTGTGATTCTCGATGAAACTACCCAAAGTTATTCACCTAATAGCGGTGCTTTACAAGTATTTGGTGGTGTAGGAGCATTACATAACTTTAGTTCAGGTGGCGCTTATATTCATAATCCTTTAGGACTGAGTTTAGGTAATATTATTGTAAATCCTGGACAAGGCGGACATTACCCACAGATAGAATATGTTATGGGCACAATGAACTTAAGTGGAACTGGTTCTAGAGCTACCATAAGTTTTTCCGGTCAAAACACTGCTCCGTTTGTTATAAGTGCTAGTCAAAACATCACAACTTTTTCAGTAAGTGGCGGCTTTGCGACTGTGGGATTTTCTGGTGGGTGGGGAGTTAACGGTAACAGTGTACCTGTTACGGGTCAACAAATCACTATATCAGGTGCTTTTCCTGCCGCCTATAATGGAACATATACAGTATTAGCCGCAACTAGTACTAGTGTAACAATCCAATGTTCTGCTACAGGAACTATAACAGCTAACGGAACGATCAGCAGTGTAGGCGAATGGGTTACTATTACTGGCTGTGTTCCTACAGCCTATAACGGTACTTATCAGCCTATAAACTGTACAACAACAGATATAATTATTCCAAGTTCAGCAACAGGTAGCCTGATCACTGCGGGTATAATTGCTAACCATAATCTTTATGGTTCATATTTGCCACAGCCCACTAATCCGGCTGTAAGCAGTGCCATTTTTCCTACCTACCTGCCTACAATTAATGTAACAACTCCGCAATTAGCAGGTGGAGTACAAGCTCAGGCCGTTTCTTCTGCTATGAATTATATAGTTGTAGTTACAGCCTGCACCGGTAATGGCTCAACTGCAACCTTAACTTTTAATGCTCAACCTGCTCCACCCTTTCCATTGGGCAGTTTAATCAATGTAAGGAATGTAAATCCCGGTGGGTATAACGGTATATATACGGTTACTGGCTGCACGACAACAACTGTATCCTACCTTAATGGTACAACCACTGCTTTAGGAACCGCTAATTCAGGAATAATTCATGGTGCTTCTATTATCTCAACAAGTATAACTAATCCTGGTACTGGGTACTTTTTATCACCTCGTATAACATTTCAAGATCCAAGCCCTACGCCTGTTACTATAGACTATGTAGCTACGGGTGTAGCCGTAGGACAATTTGTTTCAATTAATTCTTATATAAGAGTGCTTAATACTTCCAATGGTGTTACGAATGTTTATAGAGTAATTAGAGCTGGTTCTACTGGGATAGATTATCTAGCAGGTAATAGTGCTCCTACTTTCACTTCAGCGGATTTTGGAAGTGGTAATTGTACCTTGCGTTATGTAGGAACAATTGCTTCCGGTATAAGCAGTTTAGGTTATAGTGGGCTAATAGCCCAAGGTGCTACTCATCAAGTTGGTTCTGTAGTAAATTGTGTATTACAGGTTGCTGGTACAGGATACACACTATCCCCAACACTAACATTTACTGCTCCAGAAACTCCTGGAGGTAGAACCGCTCAGGCAGTATGTACTATCTCTGGAGGATCTATACAATTTATCAATGTAACGGATCCTGGATCAGGATATCTTACACCACCCAGAGTATTTATATCAGCATCTAATGGTATTGGGTCTGGAGGAATGGCCACTGCGGTTATAGGCCATCCTGGTGATAAACCTATAGTAAGTACTATGCCTGTAAGTAATGATAATACTTATACATTAGATTTCGGAATGAGTGGGCATAATACTGTGTTTTTAACTACAAGCAGTAGTTCAACATTTTATTTTGACAATAGAAATAATACAGGTAATCAACCTTATACAAAAGGATTTCCAATTGGACGAAAGATTACATTATATGTCAAAGCTACAGGCGGCATTACATTAACTTTTGCTAATTTAGTAGCAGCCAATAGTAGCACAGGAGCTAACAACCCTAGTTTAACAAGTGGAAGAGTTGGTCGTTATGAATTTGTTGTGCTTTCCACTAGTAATGCCTATAATCAAGCAGGCGGAAGTGCTATAGGCGGAACAAATGTTGATGTTTATGCCACAATAATTTCTACCTAAAATTATATCTAAATTTAAAAAGACCTTTATTGGCTTTTTTACAGATTAAAAAAGCACCTTACGGTGCTTTTTTAATTGTTAGCTTAAAAATTAAGCTTGAGCTTCAGTCCAGCTTAAACGTGAATAAATTGGACTTGCTGTTGTTGTTGAAAGATTTGTAGCAAACACAGTAATTACATCAGGACCGTCTGGATAAACTGCATCTCCTCCTAATATACTGTTACCTAAGTCTTTAACAATTGACAGATCTTGCTGGGTCACCGCAAATACGCCAGAACCTGCGTTAGTAGCATAGAAAGCAACAACTACGTCACCTCCTGTTACAATGTCTTGACTGTTGTGATAAATTACTTGAGCAAGAGATCCTGAACCAACTAAGTTAGCTGTCCATAGTGAAGGAACAAATACGTTACTTGAACAATTATATCGTACAGTAATTAGAAACTGTCCAGATGTATAAACGTCCATCTGATATAAGTTTAACTGCATACGATTTATAATGTCACGTACACCAAAGTTACGAGCAAATCCTAATGAAACACTAGGACTTACACGAATGCTTACCAAGGGTGATGTAGCGTTAGGTTGTACAACAGCAGCAGTCTGTCTTGGAGTGGTAAAGATATATGATTTGTCATTGTCAAATCTACCATCCATCATTACACTGACCCCCCAATGTTGAGCAGCTGGTGTAACCTGTTGATTTGTATTAAGAGCTGTTGCTACTGGTAATCCTGAAGTATTGGCAGCATAGTGATTTTGAGCAGTTGCTACACCTTTCGCTAAGGCAGTAAGTGTTATTGCTCCACTTGTAGTTGCCACTTGATCAACAAATATTGTAGTTCCTAAAATACCTGTTATAGTAGTTGGTAAATTATTAAAAGCACTAATAGCTCCTAATCTCATACCAATATAGTAACTCGCAGCATTCGCCACACTGGTAATTGAAGTTTGACCAGTCGTAGCTGTACCGCTGATAGCTGTTAGTGTAACAGCATTAGGTTCACGTACAACACCAGTTAATTGATTAGGTCCAATATAAACGTTAGGAACTGTACTGTATCCAGTACCTCCGTTCGTAACAGCGATGCTTACAATAGATCCTCCTACCACATTAGCAACAGCACGAGCACCAGCACCTGGGCCACTAATAACTATTGGAGGAGGGCTGGTATATCCAGATCCACCACTTACAATCGGTATAGTTATTACAGATCCGCCGCTAACTGTTACAGTTCCAATAGTTGCGACACTGGTAACTCCGTTGTCACCTGAAGCCCATGGAGCTTGACCTGTAGTAGTAGCTAGTCCTGTATAGAAGAAATATTCATTTTCAACTAAAACTTCTCCATTTTTACCTGTGCCGCTTACTGTATCAGTGAATGGCACAAAGTTTTTACTAGCGTCAAATACTGTAATTGTACCTGGATTACTTGGAGTAATAGTAAATCCTGTGTTAGCAATATTTTGAGTGATAATAGGATTATTGCCTAAATTTGAAAGTTCAAAACGTCCAGGAAGGTTACCTGAGCGCATGTAGGCTTGATATTGAACGTTACCGTGTTGTAGCTTATGACAGTATATAACATCACCATGTACAGCACGAACACCCCAACGAGCAAAACCTTCTCCATACCAAGTATAATCCATGAAAATCATCTGAGCCTTAGTAAGATCTAAATTAAACCCGCTTGGTCCTCGACCATCTAGAGTATCAAGATTGAATTCAGTTTGCGGCATTCTTCTATCACGAACTATGCTTTTACGAGCAACAAAGTCTTCACCAAAAATTCTAGTAGTACCAAAAGTACTTACTGTTGCTGTAACACCTGAACTTGCTGTTGTTTGAAAAGTTATTGTAGATGCTGACACACTTGCTACAGGCCATGTACCGTTAATATTAGCATTGGTGCTATTAATTACGTTGATGCGACTGCCGAATACTAAGTTTGTACTTGCTGGAATAGAAGCTGTAGTCACTTGATTTAGTGTAATTACCGCACCGTTAATTCCAGTTACATATGTGCCAATAGGCATATATTGAGCAGGTGTGCTAGTAGTTATATAACTTCCAATCTGAACACCTGATAAAGCAGTTGCGCTTACCATTGTAATGCTGCTTACTCCAGCTGAAGTAGTTGATCCTGTAGTAGCAGCAGTGATAGCATATAAACTAGTTGCTGTAGCAAATGTAATAGCACTGTTATTAGTAAATGTTGTAGTCAATGTTATAGGAGCATTTAAAACTACCCCTGAACCTTGATTTTGAACAAATGCTACGATACAGTTTCCAGGAATAACTCCGCCAGCTGTTCCAGTCAGCACCATACCAGGGCTAATACCATAAGTAGTTGCTAGAGCAATAACCTGCGTCGGAGTATTAGCAATAATTGCGCCGTAAGTATATGTTCCGCTAGCGGCTGCTGTCATAGGCTGTGTAACAAAAACTGTTCCAGATGTTGTTGCGCCGCCTGTTGTTGTAAATGCTATAGAAGCAACTGTTGTTGCCTGTTGATCTGTAGCAGCAGCGATACCAGTTCCTGAAATTACCATACCTGGACTAGGCACTGTATAAAAATCATAACTACCAGTAGCACTTCCTAACATTGTTAATGTCAATGGAATAGTTGTACTGCCTGTGACATAACTAGTGTCTACATAGGTATTTGCTCTAATATTTGTACCTATTACTAACATTCCTGGAATAATACTCAGCACTATTAACAGTAAAACTTCGCGTACCAGCACCACCGCCACCTGTTGCTGTTGGATTAGCAACTCTTGAGAACGTATTAACTAAATTGTAAAAGCTAATTCCACCACCGCTTGATGCTGCCGAGCTTATCTGACTAGCATTAATGTTTACAGAAATATTTATTGTTTGAATTTGTGAACTAGCAGATGTTAAGGTACTGTAAGGCAATCCACTGGTTCCACTAGCGGTACTAGGAGTGGCAGCACGATAAGGAGGATTTATAGTTATTTGATAATCACTCAATATACTCATTACTGTGTAGGTCTGTCCTCTAATAATGATTCTATCGTAGGGAACAAGCTGCTTTGTAAATCTAGTTAGCCTGTCTCCTAAAACAAGATTGCTAGCTGTTAGTACATTGATTAAACTACCTCGTAAAATCGCAGTTCCACTTCTACGTATCACGTTAAGTGTTGTTCCATCATATTCCCAAAACATTCCATTTTGGTCATCAAACAGTCCTGCTCGAGCTGCATACCCTTTAGCTTCTACTACTTCAACTGTAGGAACTACGCCTCCTGGATTAGTATCTGTTACAGAACTTGACAGATTTACAGCAAAAGTTTTTGCGGTAATAGGTTGATCTGCCCTTACTACAAACGTACTATTATACACAGATTGGTCCACAACGTTTGTTGCTGTAAGACCAGTAAGTCTTACAATAGCTCCTGGTTTAAGACCATGATCCTGATCACAAGTTATCGTACATACCTGACCAGCTATACTTAAACTAGTTATATCATAATTTGGTTTAAATGTAAAGGCTGTTGAAAACTGCATACCTTTACCAGATTGATAACGGAAATAGCGTCGTGTCTGTCGAATTGCTTGGGCTCCAATTATATTATTTCCTGGAGTGATCTGTACACCGCCATCACTTGGTCTATGTGTTTGGTTACCTTCTGGTCTTAGATAGCACTGAGTAGTAACCTGAAAGATACTTCCTGCTGTAACAGTATTAAATGTATTATAAGTAAAAGTGGTTGCTGAAGGAACCTGTAAAACATACCAAGGACCGTTAGCATTAACCTGTGTAGAATTTAGAATAAAGATAGGACTACCTGCTGTTAACCCGTGAGGACTTACTGTAGTAGCTGTCATAATTCTTGCACCGTCTGAAACCAATGCACTGAGATAGATATTACTGCTGGCAGCATAAGCTCCATAATAAGAACCAACATAAATTACAGTATTTGGTCTTTGTAAAACATTGGTGTTAGATGTAGTAGCTTTTGGTAAGAAACCAAAACTCTTGGCACTACTACTAACGGCTGCTACAGTAAATGTTCCATCAGAAGAGGCTTCATCAAATGTATCTTGAATAAAAACAGGAGTTCCTACTGATATACTAGAAGCGATATCATTAGTAACACTAAAAGCAGCATAGCTAGGATTAGCCGCTGTTCCCGGAACACTACCAATTACTACTAAAGGAACAGTTCCTGTAGTAGGAGCAGGATTAACAGTGAATGTAACGCTGCTTGTAGTGCCTGCTGTAACAGTATACCTAAAAGCACTATAACCTAATGTTGAAGCAGCATCAATTATGTATACATATGAACCGACTGTAGGAGCAACAGACATGGTTAATCCACTTATAGTAACTGATGTTGAACCGCCTGTTATGCTAACATTTGTAATACCAAATCCTAAACCGCCAAACACCGGCTGTAAAGGAGTGTCTGTTGGTCTTGTAAATGCTGATTGAGCTCCGTTTTGATATTGAGTAAATTCCCATTTAGTTAATTGTAGACCAAGTTCAAAGTCTGTATCAATCATTGACTGTGGAGTAGAAACACGAAACTTATTGGCCGGATCCACATAAGTTTCAGCTGGCATCATTTTTTCTTCATACTCATCAATTAAAAATTGTAATTTGTCATTGGCAGTCATCGAAGCTGTGTTAAAAGCTAACACAATTGTGGTTTGACCTCCGGACGATCTTGCTAGAGTATCTTGTGGGAATTGTTGACCACCAAGAGCTGTATAACTACTAGCGCCTAATGTGGTGTCACTAAAATTGTAGATAACCTGGTTGGTTGATACATTAGTGATCAGCACTAATCTTTCTCTAGGCACATATACAGGCAGCACAATTGTTCGTGTGCTAGGACTGAATGTGTAGTTTAATTCTCGTAAAATTTTTCTTGCCATTTTCTATTTCTCCGATTGGTCTTATTTAGTATCCGGTCATTATATCAATAGGTCTAAAAGGATATGTTGTATTTATTGTATTAGCTGTATTACCTACTAGAACACGTATTGTTATCTTGTCTGTAACTACCGGCACTGACGAAAAAACCAGACGTCCAAGTGAATCTAGTGTATAATCGCCATAGCTAATCCCTGAAAACCAGATTGGATTAGCATAATTTATAAAAGGACGTAAAATATCTGCATTTTTTGTAATCAAAGCTTGAATTGGTGCTGTAACTGTTATGGTATTTCCGTTGTTTCTAGGTGTATAAGTTGTAGTTCCTCCATCTTGAACTAGAGGATCTAATTCGTAAATGTCTGGTAGACTTGCCGCAATGTTTACCCACTGTGGATTGTTTGTAGCACCTTTACTTTGGAGAATAAATCCATTAGTTCCAGCATCTCCGCTAATTCTTAATTTACCTATAACGTTTATATCCCCAGTTACATCTAATGTATAACTTGGAGATGCGTTTAGTATACCTACTCTGTTATTAGCACTATCAACTTTCAGTGTATTTGTATCAATGGTTAAATCATTAGTAACCGTAACTGAGCCAAACGTAACGTTACTGGTAGTGGCGACTGCTTGACCTATAGCAATCTGACCAGCAGTAATTGTGACACCTGTGCCTTGACTAATAGCAGCACGTACATTTGTAGGACTAGCATATAAATTAGTAGTACCTTGTGTTATATCATCTGTAGTTACAGATTGACTGGTTCCTGAAGTTAAACTTATGGATTTACTATTCAATAAAATACTAGAGTTTGATAGAGATATTTGCCCTGAAACAAAACTGATACCTGTACCTGCGCTTAATTGTGCTCTTACATTAGTAGCGCTGGCCCACTTATTAGTTCGTCCACTATCACTTATATCGTCTGTATTAAGAACTACAGCACCGGTTTTAGCATTAACACTATCAACTGCTTGAGTATAACTGATAACACCAGTTCCGCTGTTATAACCTAAACTGCCTGTAACACTTATCTGAGTTCTAATACTAGCTGTGGTAAGATATCCTACATCATTAGTAAAACTACTAACATTTGTAGGTAGTGTCACATTGATTACAGTATTACTGCCTGAACCTCCTGGCTGTGTAATACTTACATTAGTTCCTGCTGTAAGTGCTGTGTTAACACGATCTTTTGTAAAATAAAGTCTTGTTCCTTCAGTAACCTGTGTAGTGGTTAAAGTAGGTGTTGCCAATGCTGCTATGTTTGCTTGAACATATGCGGTAGTAGCAATTTTCGTGCTGTTATCCGCAGTACTTGGTGTAGGAGCAGCAGGAGTCCCTGTAAAAGTAGGACTAATTATGGGGGCAAGAACGTTTCCACCTACTGTAGATCCATCATGTACTATAAGTAATTTTCTAGTTGTATCAACAGTAACTTCGCCTTGAGCACCTGTAAAAGCAGCATTTTCTGCCTGCGTGCCTCGTCGTAACTGTAGCGTCGTTTTTGCCATTTCTTAGTCCTAATATTATATTTACCTTTTTGCTTAATCGCCTAGTTGACTGTGCATAGTGTCTCTGTCCCATGGCCCTGGCGGCGCAATATTTTGATTGTACCAGCGAAGACCTATGGCTCCTTGAACGATAGAAACACCATCCCTAGCTGTACCATCGTTTCCGCAGTATAGAACCTGTCCATCATCTGTAATATACAAACCTAGATCATTTGATGTACCTGAACTGCCGGTTCCATACCCCATCATTGTGGTTAGTCTGGCACTAGGTACTTTTATTGGTTGAAATAAATTAGTTACTCCAGTTTCTGGGTTTTGAGGAGGAAGATCTAAACTATTCCCAAAATATCCAAGGCTTAAACTTCCTCTTGAGTTAAGTCCCATACCCCATGCACGTCCTGACTCTTCTAGCAGAACCACTGTTAGCATTGATCCCGATGCATTAGTAGCACTTTGGGCACTATTATTTGTAACATGAACAAGATTTCTCGGTCCTTTCACCAAATTAAAAGCACCACTTAGATCACCACTGTTCCACCAATAACCATGATTAGCTTGAGAACCTAAGGTACCTTGCCAGTTATCACCCATAGCATAGGTTAAACCTGTGTCTTTTTCTCTTATATACATATTCCATGCTTGATCGCCTACTACCCAGAAATTCTCTATAGACTTGCAGTTAAGATTTGTATTAATATATCTTGTCCATCTGTTTACAGTTCTAGTTTCATTTCTCAACTGACCTAATGGTGTAGTACTACCACGAAAATATCCTGCCCCAAACAGGCTTCCATCAAATGTTAATATAAAAGCAGCTCTTACATCCGTTGTACTAAAATGAAAATAGGCCATCTTTTTAATACCACCGAATTTCTTGAAATCAAATGGTATACGAGTCGGTATGGCTCTACGATTATCTCTTCCTCCACTACCACCTAGTCCTAATTCGCCAAAATAATCTGCTCCCCACCCCCATAAATCACCATCCTCATCGATTGCTAACACACTGGTCACTTCATTACCGAAACTCATTATATCCACTATACGCTTGTAATCAAAA